GCAGTCTCAATTTCCTGACCTGAACGACGTACAGCAGGTAACATTTTACCAATATTCTTAGATAGTTCCTCGTAAGTAATAACACCACGACGTACAGTTTGGAACTGTACATCTTGAATACGAGTAAGCTCACTCGTATCCATTGCCATAGCGTTCATAATAGCAATGGTAGAGCGAGCAGCAGCTTGAATATTGGTATTACCAGCTACAGCCTCTTGGGCAAATCCTCTTAATAATTCTCTAGACTCTATAATGTTAGCATTAGTAGAGGAGAAAATAAAGAACAAAGTTTGAGGTATATCTTCTAAGGCAGCAGGTACTGTAGATCCAACATCATATGCAATGTTGCGTAATTCTCCTACAGTCGCGCCAAGTCTATCAGCCTGAGTACTAGCTAGAGCTAATTCACGTTGAAAGTCAGCAGCACCAATTGTCATATCTCTAAAACTAGATAAGACTCGTCCACCTGTAGCTACCATAATGCCGCCCATTAATGTAAGGGCAACACCAGCAGACATTGTACGCTGAATTAGTGCTTGTTGTCGTTGTAATTGTTCTCTAGCTAATGCAGCATTTTGATGGGCTTCTTGCCTTCTAGCTTCTTGTCTACGTTTAATTTCTCTTTGTACAGTTGCTCCCTGACGAGTTACTTGATTAGCTGTTTCTCTATTCTGTACCGCTTCTACTCTATTTGCTTGAACTAACTTATCAATATGTGCTAACGCAGCCTTTCTAGATACACCAGCGTCTGTTATTCTATTTATATATCTAGTATATTGTCCTGCAACATTACCTAATGATGTATTTTCTCGTGCTAACCCATCAGCTTGTTGACGAAATGCAGTAGCTTGTACAGCATTTACTCTTTGAACTTGAGACGCTCTATTTCTAAGTGAATTTATCTGTTTACGATTACTTTCAATAGTTTTATTAACTAATGATCGTTCCTTTTCCAACCCTTGTATCATAGTTTCACGCGCAGCACCAGTACGTCTAATAGTTCCAGCCATTTGCTGTAAACGAGCATTTTGTGAAGATAGCTGATCGTTATGTTGTCTTAATGGTTCAACACTACGACGTACATGGTCTTGACTACGTGCAACCATTTGTGCTTGACGTGCAAATGACTTGTTTAACTTATTTTGTAGAGTATCGTCAATCTTTTGCATTTCTTGATGTAGACGATTAAAGTTACGAACAAGGCCCATTACCCCACGCGACGCATAGTCCTGGGAACGCATTATGAACATTACATCGCGTGAGGTTAGAGCCATTATCGTCTACCTTTTCCAGAATTTTGTTTGGCTTCACGTTTTTGTCGTTCGCGTTCCCGACGTTCAGCCTGTGCATTTAGAATAATTTGCATTTTACGAACTATAAGTTGATCCTGATCTAATAATCCGCCTTCTTCTGGTAGACAATGAAACTCTTGGCACATACCAATAAGATTAATGTCATTTAAAATGTTAGAGTCAACATCTTTTTGATTACCGAGGATTACTACAGACTCTACTAGTCCTCGGTAACTGGCAAAGGGTCGTCACCTTCTGAATCACGATCCCATTTGTTCATTTCATCAATGTAAGTAGCAATTTCTTCACCTACACGAGGATCGAGCTGAGAAAATGCCTTTGGACTACGAAAATCCAAAGGCTTATCATTTGCATCTAATAGGTTATGATCTACAATGCAGGTTTGAAACTCAAACTGTGTTACCACAGCCTGTGCCATTTCCATTGTAGCTTTAGTATCTTTGCCCTGACCATCAAAGCTCAGACTCGATACCATGTCTCTACGCTGTAGAAACTCTTTGTAGGACATACGACGTAACTCTACATACCCACCTTCTTCTCCATTATCGGGAGGTAGAGTTTCTAAATCTTTGCGCTCGGTTAATTTAGTATCAATTACTGCTCTTGGCATTTTTGTGGCCTCCCTTTGACCATGTAAGGGTATAACAGGTGCTAAGTGGCTAGGATCATTCATCCTAGCCACCTAGTTAGATTACGGAGTAACAATACCCAAGTCCTCAACAGTTACAACTTCAATGGAATATGCATCACCAGTAGTACCGGCAGTACCCATATACGTCGTGTTACTACGTACAAGATCGCCCACACCACTTAGATTTACAGAATACTCATCAATAATACCAGCTACTAGATCAAATTTAACTTGATTATTAGCTGACTCATTTAGTTGAACAGTAATTTCTCTCTCTGTAAGAGCCTTAAAGTTATTGTACTCAGTACGATCTTCAAAGTCACGGTCTAGAGTAAGCTGTAGATCGCGCTCACCGAACGAAATAAACTCAGCGCCTAATTGACTCTTAAGTCTATTCTGAACCTCACCGTTATCATTAATCTCGAATGAGAAACCATCAGCGTCAAAGATTTGAGTAGCAGTAGGAACTTGAAGGCTCCACGTACCTGCACCAAATGGTACATCGTCCCCATATGTCGGGGCTGCTGGCGCTGCTACACTTTCTTCATTCGTACCAAGAATACTTAAGTTCATCGTGGCCATATCATTATCCACACCAAACGTCATGGATGAGACAACACAACCAACATACCCAAAGGCTTCTTCACCACGTACAATAGTAATACTCAAAGTATTAGGTGGAAGTGCTCCATGAGTAGGAGTAAAGGTATAAGTAAATGTACCAGTAGCTTCACTAGCAGACAATTCACCACGAGCACACTGTAAGAAATAAGGAAGAACATCAGATAGTAATTCAGCGTCAATATCCCCTTCAACGTGCCCATTTCCAGGGACTGCACCAATTACATCTGCTGTACCTCGAATAACTCTGCGCCAGTTAGTATTCTGTTGCCATGAAAGAGATTCACTGCGAATAGGGAAAAATTTAGTGGGGGCCTGGTAAGTATTTGGAGTAGTTTCTAATGCAACTCCAATATAACCAGCTGCACCGAGAGTCTTAGTCACTGTCATGCTCCTTTACTTGTTCATCAGTTGTTAAAGTAAAAGTCTCAGAATCAACAGGAGGAACCTCTGTATATGGAGTTGAATTGGAATTAGACTCTCTAGGATGTAATTCTAATACTCCATCTTTAACATTAGCTCTTAACTGCTCATTTCTTGATAAAAATCTATCATACTTTGATTCAGAAACTTCTGTTTCTTCACGATTTTTTAAAGCGCCTAAACCTGGGACAGTAATAACAACCCCAGTAGGCGATCCTTTAACATTAACATACACACTAGGCATATTAACTCCTTATTGTGGTCCTAGCCTAGTTTTGCTCCATCCTTGCCACACTAGCCTAGCCGCCCTAAGTGTAGTTCTCTGCCTAGTGGCAACTCCCAATTCAATAGATGTAACATAGCTATGAACGATAATCCCACCTAATCGTCTATCACTATGTAATACATCTTCTAACTGTTCAGCTAGGTCTAAACATTCTTTACTAGTCTCAGTTTCGCTACTAAGTCTACTATGTAAAACTGTAAAGTGTACAGTAAATCTATTTATTGTAGTAAAACCTGTTTCTTGTAGTTCCCGTGGACTATTCTGTGGCTCAATTAAAACAGCAGGGGTTTCAGGTACACCACTATCAATACTGTACCAAACTTCCCTTACATTAAATGAATTTTGAGGATCAGTATTAGCAGTATTAATTAATTGGTCTAGTGCCAATCCTACAACTGATAATTTATCAGTTAATTGAGACACTATATTCAACCGCCCTGTGGGACTACTGCATCAAATCTACGTTGTAAATAATCGCCTAACATTTCTTGCAGTTCATCTATATCTTCACTTGTAACTACAAAGAATGGCCTGGCTGGAATACGTTTTCCAGTTGCAATTTTACTTTTAATTATACCACCCTCATGCATGGTATATCCATAAGGAACATTACCAGCAAATGAATCTGATGGAACAAACATTTCACTTCGTTGACCATCAAATTCCCATCTAGCAAATGCTAATGCAGCTTTTTCAAGTTTGCCAGTTACATTTAGTATAGGAGCACTTTCAGCAGAATGATAACGACGATATGGCATGAATGGGGTATTTGGACTTAATTCTTCCCAATCATCACCAGCAGCAGTTTCACCAGCAAAATTAGCAGCAATACGTTCACGTATTGGACCTTTAACCATTTCTTCCATTGCAGCCCGTGTGGACCTAATATCTGGTCCACCAGGAATTTGACCAGCATAACGACTCAAATTATGAATTAGTACCGGAAATTGTGGTACCGTTTGTAGCCGTAATCTAAACATTAGAAGCGCATATCCATTTCATGTATAGGGTCAGTTTCGTATGCAGACGGTAACCTGTCAGGATCATCAATATAAGGGGTATCTACCTTGTATTTACCTGACAGGATACCGTCTAGCAAACGATATGCCTCGGCTTCCTTATGTTTACCATAAGTTGCACCCTCAGTGGATTCCTCAGCAAACTGACGGTCATATACCCACCCTGAAATTAACATTCCCATTATGTTAATAATAAAGTCAGGAGGTAATACAATACCGCCGCTTCCATTGGATTGAAACCAGCTACTAGTATCTAAATGATACGAAAGTTTTGCAAGTACAACGTCTCTAGCAGTTTCTTCTAAATCTACAATTTTATAATGATCGACCGGATAAGGTTGACCTTGAGATATAGAAGTGTCTAAAGCCAGTTTATGTATAGGCAAAAACTGGTTTACTTTTTGCATAGAGACAATGTGACTCATTAACTATTCGATTCACTAGATTTAGTACCAGTCTCTTTCTTTGCAGTAGTCTTAGACTGAGTATCAGTATCAGACTCAGTCTGTGCTTCGGATTGAGCAACCTTAATAAGTTGGTGACCTACAGGTAATAGCTCTTTATTTGGACCAATTTCACTTTCATCTACAACCTGTCGAGTTTTCTTTAGCTCTTTTGCCACCCCACTAGGAAGGTTACTAGCTTTATCACCTACGTTAAGAACCACACGTTCGTATTGTGGGTTTTCTTCCGTGCCCTTATTACGAACGAATCTATATCCACACGCTAATACATCAGCCATTGTTTAGACTCCCTTAGTCTAATTATGTAGCTAGTACATTTTGAATTAGCATACCAGCAACGACTGGGGTGCCAACAAGATCCGGGTCTTTACCAACCAACTTAAGATCATAACGGCGACGAGCACGAACAATGTCACCAATACGGTCACCATCGCGCCTACGATCGACCTGCACATTATCGGAGGTAGAACGTCCGCCACCAGGAATCGGCCACAGGAACTCATATCCAAGTGCAGGAGTACGAGGACGTGGTCTATCTGGAATTAATCCAAGAACAATGTTCTGACTACCCCAAATGTCAGTTAACGTAGCTGCCTGACCAGGGTTCTCACCATTGTACGTACCGCCAGGAACAATTACTCTCTGTAGACCCAAAATAGTAGCAATCTGTTCAGGAGTAATTACACCACCCACACGAGCATAACGTTCAACAATCTCAGGGTGGTCCTCAAGATATGTCATAACCTCCCACGGAATTACACCAACATTCGGTACAGTTCCTAGAGTACTGTGGAAGGTACGAAGTAGATCACGAAATACAGTAATTGGACTAGAAGTTGCAAATTCATTGAAATTCTCGCCAACACCAAGAGATTCAACGTGAGGAGCATAATAACTAGTAGAATCATGTAATAGATTTCTAGCTACTAGCTCTTTGCCAAGTAGTAGATCCCAAGTTAGATCCTCTACAGCCTCAGCCTCTACGTTTCGGCCAGGGTTATTTTGACGCTCCTCGTCAGGAATTAATTCCTCTAGAGCGTGCTCCCGAGCAGTGTAGGTGTCCTCAGCGAACTCTCTACGGCCCTCAGACTCGTTAGCGCGCGCACCGGGGGCACGAACGTCACCAGTTTGGGTACGTGAGAATGCACGACGACCGAATACCTCATAGCCGCCATTTTGCTGATTGACCCTAACGGTCGGGAATAATTGTGATGCAATNAGTTGAGTAGCTGCCTCAAACTCAATACTAATTTGAGTTAGTAATGGGTCTGGNCGCAGCTTGTCTCTACCAGCAGTATCATAACGCATTTACCATAACCTCCTTAGATTAGGCGCTCGGGTTCTGTACGCCCGGCGTAAGCTGAACGTTGAACCAGTCACCGGCCTCGGCTGCGGGGGTTACGGCAATGCCTACAACATGATCGTTGGCACCCGCTACCGCTAACCTACCATCAGTTGTAGATGTAACCCTTTGTCTCAGGGTAATTGCTGTAGAAGCAATACCACGACTGACACCCATTGTACGGACACGAACTACTCGTCGATTAGCTACATCGACTTCATCGGCCGCTTCCTGGGAGATACCTAGCCAATCACCTCCCGCTACAGTCTGTTGTGCGCAGTGGTCAACATCAGTTTGAGTAACTACATGGAAAAGGGTAACTTCATTGTCAGCAATGAAGCCCTTATCTAATACTTCATTCGGACCCATTGATTAAGCCTCCTGCTCTACTAGGGCTTGGCCTTCCTCAACCGCAGAAAGGTAACGAGAGTAAAGCTCTGGCTGAGACTCATTTACAATTGCCGATGCCTGAGCAGTAGTAACTTTCTGCTCAGTAGCAATTTTAGTAACCTCATTCAGATAAGTGGTAACATCACCACTATTGTCCTCTCGTTTTCCATCCTGGGTGGAAGGAGTATTCTCACCAAGCTCAACCGCACCTACCTTAATAAACTCTTTCAGTCCCTCAGCAAGTTCATCACTAAGTTTCTTGGGAAGCTGAACCATAAGGTCACGGAACTTATTTGATACAGCAGGCGGCAGAGCCTTTTTGTGCTCAGAACCAATCTCAGACAATTGAGTAGTTACCTCACTCAGTCGCTGAGTGGTCTTAAGGGTTTTCATATCTTCTTGCATAGTTTGGTGCTCACTAAGAATCTTAGCAATTGCTGGGTTACTCTCAGCTAGCTTAGCAAGCTCTTTGTGATCGTCATTCTGCTCAGTCTCTAACTTAGGTAGCTCTCCCTGCCACTCACTTTCAGAGTCCGGGTGAGTTACAATAAGTTTGCCCTCATCATTGACCTTAACACTTACTTTGCTAAGATCAACAGAGGGATCATCTTTAGTAGCATTTGCAAGCTCTGTTAGCTTAGTTTCGATATCCTCCTCAGAGGCATCTTCACTAAGACCTAAGAGCTGTGCTAGTTTCTTTGGGTCCATTACATTCTCCTGTTCGTAACCCTCGATTTCATGCAGATTTACAGGTACTAAGTTCTTCAAAAATGGCCTATTAGTTAAACCACCACCAAGAACCACGTTCTTTAACTTTTCCCCCTTTTCATTAATCCACTCTCTTGTAAATTCAGGGGAAAAATAACGATATTCCCTGTTTTTAATTGCATCTTTAGCTTTTTCAGTCCATTCAACTAATAGCCACAGACCGTCCTCTCGAACATCAGCATCCTTAATCCAACCGGCTGCCACACGACCTTTACTAGGATCTAGTTTATGGTCATAGTCAACATCGGGATCAATACCCCGAAGTTTACTCTTAACGCTATAGGCATACTTTTGAAGCTCGCCTAGACTAAAATCTAACTTTCCATAAACAGGATGTTTTGCTTCACCAACCGGCATAGAATGAACCCATTGCAGGTTGGTTTCTACATTAAGCTCTGCACCTGTTAGGTCAGATAAATATGTAAATCGCTTGTCCATAACTTATTGACCTTTTCTTTGCTGAGCGGAGGATAACCGATCCGACGCCCAATGGCAAGAGTTATCTGAGAATTTTGACCGTTCCAAGCTGTAATCCACGAATACTGACTATAGCTGTATCGGAATTTTTAGCTTCTGGACACCTAAACATTAAGTTTCTACCATCTATATATGCTGGAACTCTTATATTACCAAAGTGTACATATTGAATTGCAAGATTTGTAGGGGCTGGGGCACCATCCTCAATAATAACCCATTCACCTGGAACAACTGTGTTAGTTTGTAGTTTCATTCTACAGTCACCAATCCCGGCCTACGTACCGGACTCTCAGGATTGTCATTAATTCGTATCCAGACTTGATAATCTTCTGATGCATCAGTAGAAGGTGTTAAATCAAAAGCATCAATATGTCCAGGGCCTACCAAAATACGAATAACAGGTTGACTTTCAGGACTAAGAATTTCTGCTGATTGCCAATCGGATGCCCCTGGAAATAATGAAGCTGATGCCATAAAAGCTACGTCAGCAGTAGATGTACTTAAATCGTTAGGAGTTTCCACAGACCAAAATAAATACTCTGTAGTTAACCTAGAAATCACAAGTGCCATTATAGCTCCGCTTCATTTATATGATAATGAGTTGTACCACTATCAATATCAACAGGTTTAATTGTAGCATCAGATACAATTAGATCAGCTTTATTAGCCTCACCAATTGTATAAGTTAAATAGGCAGGATGTATATCTAGTTCATCTGGAACTATAGTCATAATATATGCCTGAACAGTTGTATTGTTCAATAAAGTAACTGTATAAGTTTGCCCAATTTCAATATCAATATTTCTACGGGCAAGTAGTAATCCCCAATATACATACTCAACATCTAATGCTACAATACTAGTTGTAGATGGACGACTATAAGACGAAGATACTAAATCATTTGTTACAATATCAACACTTGTTGTAGAAGGTCTAGAAGGAATTACAGTTACAAATGTAGTATCCTCAATGGACAATGTACTGTGAGAACTTCTATATGTCTCAAGTGGGATAATTACTTCATCAGATAATAAAAATTGGGTACTAGGAATAGTACTTGATATCCAAAATATGAAAGATACATCATAGACACTAAAATTGCCTAGAGACTGTCTATAAGTATGTATTTCAGCATTAGACTCATCTTGTATGTCATATTCAGTTGACGAAGCTCTATGCCCATTAAATTCTACTGTACTTGTATCGTATAATGTAAAACTAGTAACTGGAACACTAAGAGACGTCCAAGTTATATGAGTGATATCTTGTACTATATAATTTGCACTAGAAGTTGTATATGTATTTATAGATATTGTAGATACATCAGTAAGTTGTAAATTACCACTAGATGATCTATATACAGCTATGTCTGACAAATCAGTTATAAAAACTTGAGTAGTTGTAGAAGATTCCCTATACCAATTAACTGTAAATTGAGTAGTATCAGATATTAATATACTAGTAACTGACGATCTATATGTCAATATATCAATATATTGAATATCAACTATATTAATATCAGTAGATGAACTTCTACTTCCAGTAAATTCTAAACTATCTCTATCATATATATTAAATATACCATCAGCAGAACCTAATACAGGAGCATGACCAATCCAACTTACATATTTATCTTGATTAGTTGCTAAAGTACTACTTGATACTCTATATGTTAGATAGTCAATAGTATCAATTGATATAATATTTAAATTAGTATTAGAGGTTCTAGTAGTAAGGATATCAGAAGTAGTATTATCAATCAATGTAAATTGAGCCGAAGGTACAGCAGGTTCACTAGATAAAGTGAAGGTAAAGTTTGCAGCATAGGGAGATTCAACTAGAGTTTCAGCTTCTCTAGTAGCTACTGACCAATTTATCTCAGTCATTATTAACTATCCCATGCTGTAGATGGAAGTGTCAATTGCTGATTGGGGGATTCTATAAACACTTCTGTAGATTGCCAGTCAGTACCATTCCACCAAGAGCTAGTTGCAATGATTTCAGGAGCGGGTTCTGCAACTGTAAGGAAGGGGCTATCGCTATGTGCCGTTGCCAAGTAAGCACCATCAGGAGAGAAAGCTACACTAGCGCCAGTGAACTCTAACGTCGGCGTACCAGATACGACAGACCAATCAGAGGTGTCTATAACAGTGAGGTAGGGGCTATTGAAATGAACCGCTGCCAAGTAAGCACCGTCAGAAGAGAAATCAACACCATTGCCAGTATTAGGCAATGTTGGCGTACCAGATACGACAGACCAGTTAGAAGTATCTATTACTGTTAGGCGGTTTTCACCAAAGTGACCCACTGCTAGATAGGCACTATTAGGAGAGAAAGCTACGCCATTGCCATTACCAGATAACGTTGGCGTGCCAGATACGACAGACCAGTTAGAAGTGTCTATGACTGTTAGGAAGGGGCTATTAACGTGTCCCACCGCCAAGTAGGAACCACCAGGAGAGAAAGCTACACTAACGCCAGTGAACTCTAACGTCGGCGTACCAGAAACCACAGACCAGTTAGAGGTGTCTATAATAGTGAGGTAGGGGCTACCGTGGTGTCCCACCGCCAAGTAAGCACCATCAGGAGAGAAAGCTACGTCCCGACCTTGAGTACTATTCAACGTTGGCGTGCCAGATACGACAGACCAATCAGAGGTATCTATAATCGTGAGGTAGGGGGAGGACTGATGTGCTGCTGCTAAGTAAGCACCATCAGGAGAGAAAGCAACACCATTGCCAGTATTAGGCAATGTTGGCGTGCCAGATACGACAGACCAGTTAGAAGTATCTATTACCGTAAGGAAGGGGGTACCAATGTGTGCCGTTGCCAAGTAATCACCATTAGGAGAGAAAGCTACGCCATTGCCATTACCAGATAACGTTGGCACAATAGGTATCTTCGTCCATGTTGCTGTTTCTGCAATCATGAAGCGAGGCTGATTGTCATGTCCTGCCGCCAAATAGGTACCATTAGGGGAGAAGGCAACACCATTGCCAGTATTAGGCAATGTTGGTGTGCCAGATACCACTGACCAGTTAGAGGTATCTATTACCGTAAGGAAGGGGCTATTGAAATGAACCGCCGCCAAGTAAGCACCGTCAGAAGAGAAATCTACGTCACGGCCAGTACCAGGCAACGTCGGTGTTCCAGGTACGACAGACCAGTTAGAGGTATCTATTACTGTTAGGCGGTTTCCACCACCATGAGCCACCGCCAAATAAGCACTGTTCGGAGAGAAAGCTACACCATTGGCAGTAATAGGTAACGTTGGTGTGCCAGAAACGACAGACCAGTTAGAAGTATCTATTACCGTAAGATAGAACTCATTACCAGTTCCAGAGGTGGTGTCCCGGTGTGCTACCGCTAAATAAGATCCATTCGGAGAGAAAGCTACACCTTCACCAACACCGGACAATGTCGGCGTTCCAGACACCACAGACCAGTTAGAGGTGTCTATAACTGTTAGGAAGTTGCCAGCAAAGTGTGCCGTTGCCAAGTAAGCACCATCAGGAGAGAAAGCTACGCCATTGACACTGCCCGGTAACGTTGGCGTACCAGACACCACACTCCAATTAGAAGTATCTATTACTGTTAGGCGGTTTCCACCAAAGTGACCCACTGCTAGATAGGCACCATTCGGAGAAAAATCTACACTATAGCCAGTGCCAGACAACGTAGGCGTGCCCGAAACGACGCTCCAATTAGAAGTATCTATCAACGTGAGACGGGGTATATTGGTATATGCTACTGCTAAATAGACACCGTTAGGAGAGAAAGCTACGCCATTGACAGTACCAGATGGGCCACTTAGCAACGCATCTTGTGCAGGTAGTAAAACTCCTTCTTCTTCTAAGGTCCGCCTAAAGGCAAATGCTTGCTGGGCCACACTATTATTAGTATTGAATTGCCATGTAAATTGTGTACCATCTGAGATACTATTATCTTCGGGAGTTAATAGTGTAGGAGCAATAGCAGGTTCAGGTGGAGGTGCATCTGTAGTGACAGAGAGCACATTAGACCAAGGGCCTTCGCCCATCGCGTTGACGGCCCGAACCCTATAACTATACTCAGTTGATGGTGTTAAGCCAGTATCATCTCTTGTGGTTGCAGCGGTATTCTGAATAGTGACTTGATCTCGCTGTAACTCATAAGTATCTGCCTGGTTATCAGTAGTCCAAGACAACGAGATAGACGTATCGGTCTTAGAAGGACTAGATAGTGTCAGGGGCGTCGAAGGAACCTGAGGCTCAATCGGCGTCGTTACAGTAATAGTGTTACTTGCAAGAGCAGTACCTATGGAGTTTATGACATAGGCCCGTACACGATAAGAAGTCTCTCCGCTTAAGTTACTAAATGGCAGCGAATAAGAGAAGTTTGTTGTGCCATTCCAAGAGCCTGTTTCAAAGTTGGTATTATCAGAAGTGGTAGGGTCACCTGAAGTACCCACAAACCACGCGAAACCGCGTTCGGTAATATTGGAAACGTTATTGCTTCCAACGTAGCTTGCATTTGCTGTAAAACCATTGAAAGTAATGTTAGTAGCAGCGTTAGTGGTCGGCTCTTCCGGCGGGAAGTCCATACCGATGAAGGCAGGTCGAACTAGTCCATAACGACGATATAAATGACACCAGTGTAATACAATAATATCATCTAGAGTTTTAGCATTAAATACAGGAACTAAAGCTCTATATGCACTATTAGCTAGTGCCCCAACTATCTTCAATATTAGCTTCATCGGATTGGAAGCCTTCCTATCCGTTCGACCATGTAATAATAAAATCTAGAATCATTTAAAGCTAATACTTTTAATGGATCACCATAAACAGTCATATCAGTATCTTTTTTAGCATGGACAATGATATAACGTGAAATTTCCTTGACCTTAGTAACAAAGCTAAGTTGTGTTACAAAGTCACATGGAACATCAGACCCATCTTCATACATATCTATAATTACAGAGTCAAACTTATGGCCACAGTACTTTATATATTCTCGTGCATCATCTTGGATAAATGTAACATTATATACATTTGTTAAAGAGGGTTGTATATCAACTGCAACAATTGGAACAGCTTGTCCATAGAACATACGAATTAAACCTGCTGTTGTACCTCCTGCATATCCTAACATTAATACATCATCTGGTCTATATTGTGGAACCATATAGATGAATGGAAAGAATGTTAAACCCTCAGAAGGAGGATAAACTGAGTTACGACCACCTTTTGAGTCCAAGATGTTTCTCATAATATTAAATCTGTTTCCATCCGAACACCCCTGGCTCCCAATGGTTATCTGCGACCGTGGACTCCCAATTAAGCCCATTGTGCGTGACACGGTCACCTACTTGATATAAGTTCTCATTGTTACCATCCCATACTTGCCATGCAGGGTACTCTCCCCCATTACTAGGTACAGTACCCCCTAATACTTCCAGTGAAACAGTAATGCAGTTACTGGTATCACCATTATTATCTTCTGCAAAGCAATCATGTAATCTAACCCATGATTGCTGTGGCACACTACCTACATGGATATCATGTTGCACGGAATGCTGTGCTAATGAGACAAGGTGTGCATAAGCATTATCTGCATTCCCATTATCATTGAAGTAAATACGACAATCTAACACTCTGTAAGCCATATCCACTCCTTAAATGGGATTCACAAACGAATGCTCACCAGCAGCTTCATACTGAGCCAGTTTCTTCCATGCATACTCAGGGCTATCTTTTGGTAGTTCTTCCACAGACCAAACAATATCTCCATCAACTAAGTAAGGAATTACTTGTTCCCAAGGGTTAACTTCTGGTCTACCATTGAAAGCGGTATCAGGTACCTCAATACCTTGGGATTTGAACTCATTATTTAGCTGACTATACTCAGTATATGAGTATATCACCCGATTATTTTCATCTGTGAAAACTAAAATCATGCTGTAATAACACCAGTAGAAGTAACATTAAGTTGAGTAATGTTATACTCCCCAGCAGCGTTGAATGCAGCATCACCGCTAGTTCTTTGTACTGATCCAAGAAAGTCAGAACCATCCCAAAATCCTGCATATGCCACACCAGTTTCAGCAGGACCAGAGTACTCCAAATTAGCTGTTAAACCTACAACACCCCCACTGGCAGTACCAAATGAAGGAGTTTGTCGTGCATAACCTCCACCACTTACTTCATTTGTAGTACCCGCTGCTCCTGGGTCACCAGTGTGTAAACTTACAGCTGTAATTAAAGCTGCTGTTGCAGTTGCTCTCTTGTTTTGGCCTACTTCACTCCAAGCCATTGTTATTCTCCTGTTTCTATTTTAACTGGGTATAGTTGATATGTTACATCACCTATACTATGAATAAGATCTATAAAACTGGTTTGTCCTACTGGTACTCTAATATATGGTGTATCAATAGCAGGGTTGAATGGATCAAGTATAGCAGTCTCACGTTTAAATATATCCACATGAGTTGCATTATACATTAATGGAGTATCCCAATTTAAAAGAACTGAATCTCCTAAATCAGTTAAACTAAAACCTGTTGGATCATAGTCTCCTAAAGTA